AGATTAAAGAAAAAACATGCAGATTGGGCAAAAGAAGGAAGAACACCTGAAGGTGAGTATGCTAAAATGAAGGAATACCAACAACAAGATTATGATAAATTAGTTGCAAATTCTAAATATGCACCACGTGGTGATCTTATGAAAGAGGTTGATAATGTTAATGAAGATCAATTAAAATTAATTTTAGCTAAAATAGAAGAGTTATCTGCAATGCCACAAACAAAACAAACGCAAGTTAGAATTGCACGTTTGAATAGAGAACGCGCAAAAGTAAGAAAGATTATTGAAGATAAACGTGCTAAAATGGCAGAAGGTAAACATAGTAATGTTCCTCAAGGACCATTTAGTAAAACAGAAGATTATAATGAATTTGTAATGAAATATGCAACTAAAGTAGCACAGGAAGGTGGATATGACGGTGTGACTATTTCAACTTCTGCAATTAAAAATAGAAGTTTAAATCCATCAAATAAAGACTTTATGGGTAATGTTATAGCTTACGGACCAATGGCAGAAGGTGCTATGAAAAAGGCAGCAAATAAAAGTGGTGCAAAATTTATAAAAACTGCTATAATAGATGATAAAGGAAGAGGATGGGAAGTTCCAATGATTTGGCTCGAAGATGCGGCTAAAATGAATGTTCAAAAAGGACTACCTATCTACAAAAGAGGGGGAATAGCTGTCAATGGCAGATGATAATAAAAATAACATAGATAAAGCGTTAGAAGCACTTACAGGTGCACTAGAATTAGAACCAACTGGTGAAGAGGTAATATTAGATCAAAAGAATGTTGCGTTTGAACCAGACGTAGAATTATTAGATGATGGTGGTGCAGAGATTAACACAGACCCAGATGCGCCAATAGATACATCACAAGTACCACACGACGCAAACTTAGCAGAATACATAGATGAAAATGAATTAAGTAGATTCGCAAGTGATCTACTAGCAGAATTCGAATCGGATCGTGATTCAAGGAAAGATTGGGAAGATACCTATATCAAAGGCCTTGATATGCTGGGATTCAAATATGAAGACCGCACACAGCCGTTCGAAGGTGCATCCGGGGTCGTACATCCCTTACTCGCTGAATCTGTTACACAGTTTCAAGCCCAAGCGTATAAGGAACTTCTCCCCCCAAGCGGCCCCGTACGCACACAAGTTGTTGGACTATCNACACCTGAAACAGAAGATCAGGCGAAGCGTGTTCAAGAATTTATGAACTACCAAATAACAGAAGTAATGCAGGAATACGATCCAGATATGGATCANTTATTATTTTACTTACCACTTTGTGGTTCTGCATTTAAAAAAGTTTATTACGACGGATTAATGAAACGTGCCTGCGCAAAGTTTGTTGCAGGTGAAGATCTTGTTATTAANTATATGGCGACTGANTTAGAGTCAGCTGATCGTGTAACACATATACTTAAAACAAGCGGCAATGATGTACGTAAACAACAACTACAAGGTTTTTACCGTGATATTGAACTTGCAACTGGACAAGTTGACACAGATGATATTGCGGATAAGGTAGATGAANTAGAAGGATCAGAAAAAAGTTATTCATCCGGCGATGAAGAACATGTAATATTAGAAATGCATGTGAATGCTGACGTACCAGGATTTGAAGATGAAACTGGTGTTAAGCTTCCTTATATAATTTCTATTGATCAATATTCACAAGAAGTTTTATCAATAAAAAGAAATTACAAACAAGGCGATCCAAACTTTGCAAAGAATCAATATTTTGTACACTACAAATTCCTCCCAGGACTAGGGTTTTATGGCTTTGGTCTAATACATATGCTAGGTGGGTTATCAAGAACTGCAACAAGTGTTTTGCGGCAGTTAATTGATGCAGGTACTCTTGCTAACTTACCAGCAGGTTTTAAAGCACGAGGTATGCGTATACGTGATCACGATGAACCATTACAACCAGGTGAATTTAGAGACGTGGATGTAACAGGTACATCTATTAAAGAATCACTATTACCACTTCCTTATAAGGAACCAAGTGCAACATTATTTCAACTATTAGGATTTGCAGTTGATGCAGGTAAATCATTTGCAGCAATAGCAGATATGAAAATGGGCGAAGGTAATGAACAAAACCCTGTTGGCACAACACTAGCACTAATTGAACGTGGAACTAAAGTAATGAGTGCAATACATAAAAGATTACACTATGCACAAAAAATAGAATTTAAATTACTTTCAAAAGTATTTTCAATTTACTTACCACCACAGTATCCTTACATGGTTGTTGGTGGTAATCAAATGATTAAACAAGCAGATTTTGATGAACGTGTAGATGTTCTTCCTGTATCTGACCCTAACATATTTTCTATGGCTCAACGTGTAACATTGGCACAGCAGCAATTGCAATTAGCATCAGCTGCACCACAGTTACATAATTTACGTGAGGCATACAGAAGAATGTATGATGCAATGGGTGTTGATAATGTAGAAGCAATATTAAAACCAGATCCAGGAATGCCAGAACCTATGAGTCCGGCAATGGAAAATGCTGGTGCTATGCGTGGACAAGACCCAAAAGCTTTTCCAATGCAAGATCATACATCACACATACAAGCACATGCTGAGTTTATGTTTACAAGAATGGTACAAATTAACCCGCAGTTATACGCTATGTTACAAGCACACGTATCAGAGCATATTTCATTAATTGCAGGACAACAAACACAAGAAAAATTTAAACCACANTTTGATCAGTTGCAGCAACANATGCAACAAGCTCAACAAAATCCACAAGCNATGCAACAATTGCTAGCACAACAGGATCAGATGGTTAATCAACAAGCTGCTGAACAAGCAAAAATAGAAGCACAAATGACACAGCAACTAGCACAAGACGAAGAAGCTAGAATAAGCAGAGAAGCTCAAGATCCACTTGTTAAGTTAAAACAACAAGAAATTGATCTAAAAGCAATGCAGACGCAGATGGAAATGCAAAAAGATATGGTTATGGATTCAGCTAAACTTGATCTTGAAAGAGATAAATTAGAAGCTGATACTAGTATTGACTTGATGAAAGTTGCGGCTGATGCTAAAAGAGACACTAATAAAGAAGACTCTGCNGAAGCAATGGCTATATTAAAAGAAAACATGGCAGCTACAAGAGAAGCTATGAAAAATCAAACAACTGAGAGAGTTGCAAAATCGAGGAACAATGGAGCAGGATCCAAAACGACTAATACAAAAACTAAGTGATGCTATGGTTAAAATAGAAGAAGCTGCTGAAAGTGAGATAAAGAGTAGTGAAGATTACTTACAAGTATGTGGTGCGTTAATGGCTGTTACAAGAAACATGTATGAAAGAGCTCTAGGTCCAGAACAAACTCAACAGATGTTTTTAGCTGTAGCAGAAAGTTTTAATATTCAAGAAGAAATTTTACAGGCCTTCAAAGATGCAAGGCCCACAATTCACTAGGANGTAATATGCCAAAAGTAGGTAAAAAAAAATTTCCATACACTTCATTAGGAACACAGCAAGCTCAAAAGCATGCACGTGCTACAGGTCAAAGAATGACAATGAAGAAGGGCGGAAAGGTNAAAAAAGGTTACCGTAGGGGTGGCCTTAAAAAAGGTAAATAGGAGGTAAATATGAAGTTATTGAAAGATTTAGTTNCNCACTTGAAAGAGTGGAGCGATTGGAAGCTGAAAGATTGGATTAAGGCTGGAATCGTTGCTATAATNGTNATAGTAATAATTGGAGCAATCTAATAAATGAACGGCAGAGAAGATTACATACGTAGACAAAACGAAGTACAACGTCCCTCTATAAACTTTACACAGAGGGACAATGTACGTGATTTTGCACGTAGTGGGCATGGACAAAATTATAATAGAATGATGGATCTGCAACAGCAGCTTCCTACCATGACTCGTGATGACCCACGTGTACAAGAATTTAAAGATAGAAGAAGAACATTTAACCGATATGGTAAATACCCTATGGGTGAAATGTTAGGTTACACACCACAACAAATGCAAGAGCAATATGTGGATCTTAGCC